TAAGGCTTTTGATAAGAAGCTACCATTTAAAAGGAAGTAATTGTATGCCTAAGTTTTTAGAAAGTAAGTCTGGTATTTATTTCACTAAGAATGAATACTGGGGTAGAAAAGAATTTTTAGATGGTACGATAGATGATCGTATTATTGTACAGAGTCTACGACAACCAGAGACTATGTTACCTATAACAAAGAAAGAGTTGATAGAGATGTTGGCTCTGTTAAATCAACAGTAAGAGAATAAGAGATCATGCCTAGTTCCCCCAACTATAAGAGAGACTATAAGCAAGAGAACAAGACTGCTAAGAAGCGTGGTGAGACTGGACAAGGTTCTAAGTCTGGAGATGCTACTAGGCATCGTGCAAGACGTAAAGTGGAGAAGACTCGTGGGAAAGCAGCTGTCAAAGGTAAAGACGTGGATCACAAGAAGTCTCTTAAAAGTGGTGGATCTAACTCTAAGTCTAATCTTCGGGTTCGTTCTGTTTCTGCTAATAGGTCTGCTGGTGGTAAGTCGGGTAATCGGAAAGGGAAGGCAGCCGGTGGAAGAAAGGGGAAGAGATGATGTTTGAATACACTGGTGATGGGTGTAAAGAGGCAATAGCTTATCTTGATGATATTGGAGTAGACTGGAGAGATATGGATGGCTGGACACTGGTTCAGACGGCTAACTATAAATTACAGAAGGCTCAGGAAATAGATACTGAATATCTTCTAGAACACGGTAAGAAGGTATTCGAATAATGTCTAACCTTTTAATATTCTTAATATTTATGTTATCTATAAGCCTTATCGGTCAGTTCTTCATTAAGAAGTTTGGTGGTTATGAAGACGAAGATATGTGCGATGATGATGACATTGATGAAAACGATAAAGAGAAATACTTATGATACCAATTATAGCAGGTATGGTTGCATCTATACCTAACATGTTACTGTCTATCTTTGCTAAAGCATTGACACAGTCATTTATGAAAAAAGTTCTAACTAAAGTTATTATCCATGTTGGTGAACATTTAGTTAAGAATACTAAGACTAAGTTCGATGATGAGATCTTAGAAGAATTGAAGAAAGCCTTAGCTTAATAAGAGATCCTTGTAATGGGTGTACAGCTTACATTAACAGATGTCGTATCTGAGTTCTTAAGTAACATTGCTTATAATAATAACAATGTACTTATAGAAGCAGCTATGGACAAAGCTTTAGATAGAACAGCTTCTACAGATAATGCTATGGAAGTTGTCCTTGATATGGGTACTAACAAGATAACTAATGTAGGTACTGGAACTCAACCTACAGATGCAGTTACTAAGTCTTATGTGGATTCAGTAGCAGCTGTAGATCAGTCTTCAGCAGCAGAGGCGTCAGCTGTAGCAGCAGCAGCTAGTGAAGCAGCAGCAGCAGTAAGTGAGACTAATGCAGGTACTTCAGAGACTAATGCAGCAGCTAGTGAAGCTAAAGCTGCACAGTGGGCTGAAGAAGTAGAAGATACTCCAGTTGAGACTGGTCCTAACCAGTATAGTGCATTACACTGGGCTGCTAAGGCAGCAGCTAGTGCTGGAGCTCTAGAAGGTGTTCCTAGTCAAACAGGTCACACTGGTGGACAAGTTCTGACAACAGATGGTACAGTAGATGACTGGGACTATCCAGTACCTGTTGGCATCATTTGTATGTGGTCAGGGTCTATAGGGTCTATACCTACTAACTGGGCTCTCTGTGATGGTACAGGTGGTACTCCAGATCTACGAGATAGGTTTGTGGTAGGTGCTGGTACTACGTACTCTGTTGATGACAACAGTGGTGCTTTGGTTACTGATGGTGGTGGTGCACATACACATACAGCAGCTAGCAACGGTGCACATACACATACAGCACAATCTGGTGGTTCACATACACACTCTGGTGGTACTACAGGTTCTGGTGGTTCACATAGCCATACAGTTACAGTAAATAACCATACTCTGACTGAAAGTCAGATGCCATCACACACACACGATGTCAATATTCTAGACACTGTTGTTGCTTCTTCGCCTAATGTTTTAAACGCAAGTACAGCAACCGATAACACTCCAAATACTTTCACGAGTAATAGTACTGGTGGTGGTGCTAGCCACAACCATACAGGCTCCAGTGGGTCAGCAGGTTCACATACCCACAGTACTCCTACAGTTGCTTCTGGTGGTGCACACACCCACAGTACAGACAGTCAGGGTGCACATACCCACAGTACAGATGATCCAGGAACACATACACACACCTACACTCCACCATACTGGGCATTAGCCTTTATAATGAGGACAGCTTAAGATGAAGTTTGATGCAGTAATTCAAGACAAGATAATGGCTGTAGATGATCAGTGGTTGTTTGTAGATGATGCCGTGTGGCCAGAAGGTGTATGGGCTATACACTGGGATGGTACTAGTGGTGAGATTGAATATGAAGACTCTCTTCGTGAGAATGAAGAGATAAAAAGTTTAAAGGATTTCGAACATTTACTTACAGCCTACGATGATCAAAAAATCTTAAGAAGTACTGACAACAGGTCTTCTGAAGAGAAGTGGAAAGATATAAGACGCTTGCGAAATGCTAAGCTTGAAAACACTGACTGGATGTTACTGGATGATGCTGGTTTATCTATTCCACAGAGACAACAAGTTATAGCTTATCGTAATGAGTTAAGAGATATACCACAGACTTTTGCTAACCCTGATAATGTTGTGTGGTCAGATGTACCATCAATAAGAAGAGGGAAGTAAGAGATGATAAACTACGAAGAGATGAGAAGCTCTAATGGTATTATGAAAACAGAGTCACTATTCTATGAAACTCTTCATGGAAACATGGCTAAGAAGTATAAACCATTCTATACTCTCAAAGAATTTGAGTATATGGGTCTTCCATCTGCATATAAAATCTATATGGAAAGTACAGATGAGTATGAAGCAGCTATGAAACTTCTAGGTTCTATGGCTCATTGGGAAAAGCTTTGTGGTCTTAAGTGGTTTATGGAAGGACGTGATGGAGTACACCGTGGCTTAAAGTCATGGAGAGAAGATATTAAGCGAAGAGATGCATCAACAGCTAAGAAGACGTTAATTGAAAAGACTAAAAATGACGATACTTCGGCTGCTAGAGCTCTCCTAGCTTACTCAGAAGATAGAAATTCGAAAGGTAGACCTAAGAAGAAGAAAGAAGAAACACAGGCTATCCCAGAACATTTACAAAACCACATTGTCAGTTTTAATAGTAAGAAGAGGACCTAATCATGGATATATTATCCATAGGTGCTTTGATTACACTTTTGGCAATACCTCTTGGAATGTTGTTTAATGGCCAATCTGCAATAAGAAAGGAGCTAAACGGTGTGGAAAGAGATGTACTTCTGAAAGACGAAGTAGAGAAAATGATCGGTCTTTATATAGATCCTATAAAAAATGATGTACAACATACTCGAAAAGGTGTTGAAGATTTAAGTACACAGTTTCGTGAATTAGAGTTGTTAATAGCTAGGGAGTTAGGAAGACGCGATGGCCAAGATAAAGATCACAGCTAGTGACCTAGACAGTATGAGAGAAAGGTGTGAGAACGACTTCTGGGAGTTTATGAGGTTCGTTAATCCACACTACATATATGGAGATATACATGAAGAAGTTTGTAGGTGGTTTGGCAGTGAAGACTGTAGTGATCATCAGTTATTGCTTATGCCTCGGGCTCATCTTAAGTCTCACATTGTTGCCGGTTATTGCTGTTGGCAGTTAACTCGTGACCCTACCACCACTATAGTTTATCTATCAGCTGGTGAAGATCTGGCTAAAGCCCAGATGAACAGTATTAAAGGTATGTTCACTAGTGATGAATATACTCTTCTATGGCCTAATATGGTTAATCCTGAAGAAGGGAAGAGGTCTAAGTGGACTTCAGACTGTATTAACGTAGATCACCCACTCCGTAAAAGGATGGGTATACGAGATCACTCCTTGATCATCAAGACAGTAGGTGCTAATGCTATAGGCCTTCACTGTTCTCATCTGATATATGATGATGTTGTTGTACCAAGATATGCCTACTCAGAGATTGGTAGATCAGAAGTAAAGAGAGCTATTTCTCAGTTTGCTTCTATCCTTAATCCAGCAGGTCAGGTTAAAGCAGTAGGTACAAGGTATCACCCAGATGATGCATATCGTTACATGAAAGAAGCTACAGTTCCACTATATGATGACGCTACAGGTGTCTTCGAAGGGGAAAGAGAGCAATGGGATGTAAAAGAATATGTAATTGAAGATAGAGGTGATGGAACAGGGAATTTCCTATGGCCAAGAGGCCAACACCCTGAAACGAGACGTTGGGAAGGTTTTGATCCTAATGTATGGGCAAGTAAAAGAGCTTCATATTTCTCTAATGGAGAACATGCACAGTTTTATGCCCAGTACTATAACGATCCGAATGACCCAGATTCTCATAGAATTACAAGAGACAGTATCCTTTATTATGATGCTAAGCATCTAAGCACCGACGATTGGTCTTGGTTTTATAAAGAAAGGAAGCTTAATATATTTGCAGGCATGGATATGGCCTGGACTGATGGATCCCGATCTGACTATACAGCAATAGCGGTTATAGGTGTGGACTTCGAAGGATATGTATATGTATTAGATTTAGAAAGATTCAAAGTACGTGGTACTGAATACTCTAAATATTACAATGCAGTCATAGATCTTCACAGGAAGTGGGGGTTCAAGAAACTTAGAGTTGAATCTAACTCAGCTGGTAAGATTATAGCTGAAGAGATTAAGAGGTTAGTTAGACAGAATGGTGATTCTCTTATTGTGGATCCTAAGGCGTCTACGTCGCATGATCTTAAGAAACAAGAAAGACACGCAGCTCTCTTAGAAGCACGCTTCCAGAACCAAAGTATGTGGTTACGTAAAGGCGGTTTGTTTCAGATACTTGAAGAGGAAGTTATGCTAGAAAGACCACCACACGATGATTTAGCAGATGCTGTGTGTGGAGCTCTAGAGATATCTTACTCTCCTGGTAGAAAGAACTCTTTTGATAATAAAGTCCGGAAACTCTCTATGCATCCAAGGTTTGGAGGAAGAGTATTCTAATGTTCAAGAAACTAAGAAGATTAGGTAAGTTTAAAGTAAAGTTTGACTATACCTTTAGAAAATTTAAGTTAAGATTTGCACTAAGACTTTTTTATTATGATAAAGTTTCGCATTCTTATAAGCTAACTGAGTTTAGCAATGCTAATGACACTTTCAAGACTACGAAACGTGTTACTAAGAAAGAATATATTCAGGAATAATCATGGGAATTCAAAGTTTAGATTTTGAACAACTATTCAAGATAGATGAGACAGCCTCTTCGATCACTAATCAGTGGGAAGAGTGGTATGGAGCTCAAAGACCAATAAGGCAGAGATGGGATGAAGTAGAAGAGTATTCTTTTGCTACGTCTACACGTGAAACAACTAATGCTACAGTTGGTGGTTTTTCTTCGGAAGAAGCTAACAGAAAAGGTTGGTCACATTCTACACATTTCCCTAAGATTACAAATATTAGAGACCTTCTCTCTGCACAATATGCAGATGCTTTATTCTCTACTGATGACTGGCTACAGTATAAAGGTTTTGACCAAGACGCTGTAACTATCGAGAAGAGAGAACAAGCTGAACAGTATGTTAAGCAGAAATGGCAGTTAGGTGATTCTGATACAGTTATACAGCAGTTACTAGATGACTGGATAGACACAGGGAACTCATATGCATTTGTGGACTACATTAACGAGTCTGAACCTTCAGATGATGAAGATATTTTCTTACCAGGATATAGAGGCCCTAAGCTGTATCGTATTAATCCACGCGATATAGTGTTTAACCCTTTTGCTCCTTCGTGGAAGAGAACTCCTAAGATCATTAGAAGTATTAAGACAGTAGCTGAACTTCATAGAGATTCAGAAGACCATCCTGAGTTAGGTTATACAGCAGAGGCTCTAGAACTTCTTAGACAGCAGCGTATAGCAGCTGGTGGTATGAAAGCTGAAGATATTAATAAGTTCAGCCATGTAGAAGCAATAGGTATGGGCTCTGCATCTCAGTATCTAAAATCTCCTTATGTAGAGGTTCTAGAGTTCTATGGTGATATGATGCTAGGTGATGAGTTCTTAAAAGATCACGTTATCACTGTCATAGATAGATCTATAGTTCTTCGTAGTCAACCCACTAATGTTAAGATACACCATGCAGTGTGGAGACGTCGTAGAGACAATCTTATGGGCATGGGTCCTCTAGAGAATCTAGTAGGTATTCAGTATATGTTGAACCATATGCACAATGCCTTTGCAGATGTTCTAGATGAGTCTTTGATGCCAACTACAGTTGTTATTGGAGATATGGAACCCACAGGGTATGATAAATTCGGTGGAATGCTGAATACTGAGTATACCTCATCTAATGGTGAAGGTAAAATAGATTTCAGTAGACCAGACCCATCTATACTGCAGGCTGACTTTGGACTCCAAGCTATGGAGAACCAAATGGAAGTATACGCTGGAGCTCCCAGAGAGTTAGGTGGTATGAGAACCCCTGGTGAGAAGACAGCATTTGAAGTTAATCAGTTACAAACTGCAGCTTATAGAATGTTCAACAATAAGATCCTTTCCTTCCAGAAAGAGTTCTTAGAACCGATAGTGAATGATTTTCTTGTGGTAGGTAAGCGAAACCTTACTTCAGGAGAGATAGTAGAATTCCAAGACAAAGAGTTAGGGATTCAAGTATTTATGACCATTACTGCTGAAGATCTCTCTACCAACGGAAAGCTTATTCCTGTAGGCGCTAGACACTTCATACAAAGAAGTAAGTTCTTACAAGAAGCTCAACAGTTTATGGGAATTCTTGCACAAGATCCAGAAGTACTTTTACACTTCTCTTCTGAGAAGACTGCTGAGATGTTGAACAAGACCTTCGATATAGATAACTTCCAAGCTTTTGAACCTTATATCCGTATTGTGGAAAGACAGCAAGCTGAACAGATGCTATCTACTGCAAGACAAGAGGTAGCAGCACAATCGGCTATACCTTCAGATGGATCACCTATCCAACCACTACAATAGAAGATTAGAGACATACATGAAAACTATTTTAAACTTTGTTAAGGCAGATGATCGTAAAGCCTTCTCTAAGGCCGCTAGAAGCGAAAGTTCAGAGTGGTTGGTACATACCATCCAAGAACAGCTAAAAGAAGCTCATACGGCTTCTCAGGCAGCTACAGAGGAAGTTTCACAGCTTACCAAAGAGAATTGGGCGCTTAGCCAAGCTTATCAGATAGGATATCGAAAAGCTCTTACTGAACTTGACAAGCATTTAGAGAAATTAATAGAACCAATAGGTTAGACCATGACCACAGAAGAAACAACAAACGCATTTGGAACAACAGACCAAGTGACCCAAACGCAAACTGCAGAGCCTGACCATAAGCCTGTGGAAACTCAGCCAACTAAAGTTTTTACGTACGCTGAAGGTGACAAGACTAAAACATTTAAGACAGACGAAGAAATCTTCAATGCTTATTCACATAGTCAAAAACACATAGGTACATTAGAACAAGAGAATGCTGATTATAGATCGACGATCGAAGATCTGAAATCTAAATATGAAGAAGTAATAGAGAAACAGAACTTAGCTAATGAAGTATTAGAGGCTATTAAATCTGAGAAAACTGTAACATCTTCAGACCACAATCAATTAACAACTGCTGATCTGGATCAATACTTAACTAGCAGAGAGCTTGAGAAAGCTTATACAGCTAGGATTGACGAGGCTAACTCGGCACTGACCAGTGCTTACGCAGAGAAAGCTCCAGAACATGTTGCAAAGATTGCTGGTGAAAACGGTATGACAGCGGAAGATGCTGTGCAATTAGCAGGCAGCAACCCAATACTGTTTAAGAAACTATTTTTACCAAAAGAAGAATCTTCACGTACAACTACAGTAACTCAGTCTTCTGTCACTGACAGACAGCTACAGAACCAGCCAGACAATACTCCATCTAAGAGATTAGGAGAGATGGTAGGTGATGAAGCAGCAGCTGAGCTTAATAGACGACGTGACGAGATTCGTAAACAATTAATGCAATAGGATAAAAACAATGGCTCGTGCAGGTTTTAATCGTACCAACGCGGATGTTGCTATTGACGCTGAGATCCTTTCTAACGAATTGATCACTTCATTAGAGCAAGGTTACCTTCCAGAAGGTCTTACTCGTAATGTTTCAGCATACAAGTCAGGCGACTTATTCCGTATCCCAACTATGGGTGAAGCGGTAATCCGTGATGTAGATCCAACAGAAACAGATCTACCAATAGATAACATTTCTACAGGTTCTGTAACTCTTGCTATCACCAAATTTAAAGGTGCTGGTACAGCGGTTGAAGATAGCTGGAGAGAAGATTCAGAAGCAGTTGCTGATTCAATGGTAGCTCGTATCTCTGAAACTCAACTCCGTGGTCTTCGTAAGGCTTGGGAAACTGATTTCTTATCATACACTAACTTAGTTCAAACTGCAAACGATGCAAACGCATTTGATGGTTTAGCTCATCGTCGTGCTGCTACAGGCGGTAACGGTCAGTTGACTTTGGAAGATATTAACTTAATGAAGTGGTCTTTGGATGAAGCTGGTGCTTCAGAAGAAGGTCGTGTACTTATCGTACCTACTATCTGTGAAATGACGTTGAACAACCTTCTTGGTTCAGATGCTGTTATTTACAATACTCCAGAGTTTAGCGGTATTATCAATACTGGTTTTGCTAAGTCTATGAAGTTTATTCGTAACATCGCTGGATTCGATATCTTCGTTAATCCACGTCTACCACGAATAGCTAAAGCTTCTGATCTAGGTACTTCAACTGGTTCTTCTGTTATCCCATGTATGGCTTTCGTAGCTGGCAATGATAACGAGAAGCCAGTAATGTCTGCTTGGAGACGTCAGCCACGTATCACTGGTGAACGTCAAGAAGCTAAAGAACGTGATGTATTCTGGTTAACAGGTCGTTACGGCTTTGGTA